AATGATTGTGGCCGTGATGTTGCTGGACACGATGTACTGCGTCGTCTGAGAATCCTCGACAAGTTTGGCAGGTACTAGGTTTTTTGCTATGACGGGCATTTCGATTCCTTAGACAACAACCCAGCGTGAGCCAGATGGTACTGTCACAACCACACCAGACGCAATGGTGATGGGTCCAGCAGACATCGCGCTGTTGCCCGACGTGATGGTGTAGTTTGACGAGATTGTGAGTGCATTCTCCCACATTCCTTGCGCAGTAATGTTACTACCGCCACCAGCCGCAGCCGCCCATTTGACGCCAGATGCTGCTGTTGAATCAGCCGTCAGCACGTAAGCATCAGTGCCCACACCTAATCGGACGTTATCTGTACCGTTGCTGACAATCAGATCACCCTTGGTTGTGGTGGGAGCCAGCGCGTCAAAGGCAGCAGTCTGGCTGGTTTGACCTGTACCACCGGATGCGATAGCCAGCGTAGATGACAAGCCAGCGGCCGTGCCGGTGGTGTTCTGGTTAAGTGTAGGAAAGTCAGCCGCCACAGCGATAGTCAACGCGCCAGTCGTGGTCGTGGACTTCAGAATGCCTGTAGCCAGCGCAGAAGTGCCGGCCGAGTAATCGGTGCCGGCCGTAGCGGCCGACATGGCCGTACCGTTGCCTTTGAGCAAGCCGGTGATGCTGGTCGACAGAGTCAACGTAGGTGTTGCCCCGCCGCTAGACGAACCAGCAAAACCGTTAGACGACGCAACAGCAACCGAAGTCACGTAAGTGCCCGCGGCTTGTTTGTTGTTGAACGTATTCCAGTCGGTTGAGCTTAGGTAACCGTTTGTAGAAGTAGTGGCTTGTGTGATACCAATTGTAGGTGTCAAACCGCCCGTTGTAGTGATGGGCGCAGTGACGCCAATTGAGCTTACGTAACTCAGCGACGGAATGTCTGCTGACACCAAAGCTCTAAACGTAGGTGCGCCAGCAGAACCATTGGGTGCAGCCAAAACGTAGTTGGCTGTCTTGCTAGCAAATGGATTCTGTGTGTCGCCGTAACCTGACGCCAAACTGATAGCTGGTGTTGTGCCGCCTGACGATACAACTGGAGACGTGCCTGTTACTGATGTAACTGTGCCGCTACCAGTACCCGCGCCAATGGCGGTGCGGAACGACGCCGCATCTAGCGCCGATACCGTGTTGTCAGCGTTGAATCGGGGGAACGTGATCGCGCTGGGGTTAGTCAGCGTAAACATGTTTTGGCCAACAGTCGTGCCACCCAACGATGTGCGACCAGTGGCCGCGACTAGGTTGGTCGATCCACCATCCCACTGCAGCCGTTGAGTGTAAGCAGAGTCCCAGTTGGTCTGGCTAGCGGTTGTTGGAATCGAATATCCGGCCGTAAACGTGACAGCAAGCGTGCCAGACGATGTGATGGGTGATCCGCTGATTGACAAGCCAGTGGGCACTGTCATGGCCACCGACGTGACCGATCCACCACCAGTACCTGCGCCAATAGCGGTGCGGAAGGTAGGGGCGTCCATTGTGGTGATGCTGTTGTCGGCGTTGATCTGGACGAATGTGATCGCGCTGGGGTTAGTCAGCGTGAAGAAGTTGTCGCCGACCGTAGTCGCGCCCAGCGATGTGCGGCCAGTAGCCGCCACTAGATCGGTTGCACCGCCGTCCCATTTGAGGCGGTCTGTGTAAGCGGTATCCCACTCAGTCTGCTTGGCAGTCGTTGGAATAGCATAGCCAGCAGCGTAAGTCACAGCAAACGTGCCGCTAGTAGTGACGGGGCTGCCAGCAACACTCAAGCCGGTGGGCACAGACATGCCGACCGAGGTCACCGTGCCTGACCCACCACCGCCCGAATCAGGCTGTGGCGGAGGGCCAATCTGCAGTTCGTCAAGCGACACTTGGTTGCTACCCGCACCTGCCAAATTAAACAGGTTCAGGAAGAACCGGTACCACTCACGCGAAACCAAGCCCGTGCGCGGGTCGATGAACTCGATCCGGTTGGACGGGATGTTGGTTATGTTTAATTGATCAGGCATTGGTAGGTGTCACGTACAGTTGAGCACCCATGATAGTGATTTTTACGGGGTCTGTACCCGAAATCTCATAAACACGGTCACGCAGCTTCAATGTCATGCCAAGTCGGCGGTAGATGACACGGCGGAAGTATTCACCAATCTTACCGATTGGCAACCATTGTTCGTTGGACCATGTGTGGCCGCCGTCATCAGACCAGCGCATCATCATCTGAGGATCGCTACCTTGGCCTGTGTTTGTGCCCACGCCAGATTCACAGTCAATCTGCAGGTTGTGCTGAGATGAGCGTTTAAGGTCATTCTGGCCTGTAGGCAGGGCGCGCCATGAGCGCAACCACTTCTGAACGTCACCGTTGTCTGTGTAGTCGTTCAGGTCGTAGGCGTAAATGTTGCCGTTTTCAAAGTCGCCCACCAGCACTTCATTGTTGAAGACGACTTGGCAGTTGGAGCGATGACGCACAAACTCACCGTTTGACCAGCCCGCACGCTCATGCCACGCCTGTGTGGCCACATCGTAGACCCAAGTGGTCTGAGCGGTCGGGAAAATCAGCACGTAGAAGGCGTGGCCGTCTTGCTGGTATGTGTAACCAATGGCATCCGAAATGTCGGAATACTCTTGGATTTGCCACTCAATGGCGTGCGTCGAAACGCGTTGGCCGGTGTAGCCGTTGGCACGATAGACGATGCCGCGTCCGCGGGCGTCAGAACCGAGCCAGAACAGGCCGTTATCGAGTTTTGCCACCGAGTAGGGGGCAGCACAGCCAATCTCGTTAAAAGCGCCTTGGATGCGCTGTAATGGAAAGTCAGCTAAGCCGGCGTCGTACCAAACCTCGATCGAGTTGGTGCCGAACAGCCATGCTTCACGGTGGTCCACAATCAGGGACACCAAACCGTCAGGATCGCCCTCGGCACTGGCGAAATCCAGCGGGTCGATCGACAGACCGTCCAGCAGAGAGGTCACCCACACGCGCGAGCTGTTGGGCTCGTTGAACACAAAGTAGCCGTCAAGGTAGCCAACAGTCACAGCGCCAGGGAAATCTGGGTCAGTAATCTGCGCAAACACCTCGGTGGTTGTGTTGTAGATGAAACCATCAGGGTTGCAAGCGATGAAGATCTGCGTGCCGTTGTCGGACATGGACACAGGGCCAGTGCCCGTCACGGTGCCGATCAGCGTGCCTTTGAGGCGTGTGCGGCCGTAGACTTCCACTTTGTAGAAGCCTGTGCCTGACACAGCGTACATCGCGCCTTTGATTTGCCACATACCACGGATTGGGCCTGTACCGACCGACGACTTGCGCAGCAGACCTGGGCAACGGGTCAGAAACGCCGCTTCCTTGCCACCCTCGGGAACCATCTCGGGGTACAAGTTGACCATGCGGTTGTCCGCAGCGTTGACGCTGCGAGCCACATAAGAGGAGCCAAGGATCGGAGACTTCATCAGTAGTTACCGGCGTAGATGTTGAAGCGTTGACGGTTTGCCACCAAAGCGTACGGCAGTGCCATCACGTCATCTGGGTTGTTGATGCGCTTCAAGTTGCGCTTAGATGTCATCGCAATGCGTTGGATCTGCGGCGCTGGTTCAACGCCGTATTCTGGCGCGATTTCCATGGCCAAGTTGTATGTAAACGCACGCATGTAGCCTGGCGGGAAGTGCAGCACGGTGTCCAGCGCAGCAGGCTTATCCAGCTCTTGCACAGACACAAAGTGCCACTCCAGCTCTTGGGTGGGCATTGGATAGACGGTCAGCGTGATGTCAGGAAAGCCCATGTTTACCCAGCAAACTTGCGGGTAAGTGGATGTGACGTTCTTGACAGCGATGCCGTCGTACTGTTGTTGGTTGATGAACTTGATGCCGTACGACACGCCGTTTGGCGCTTTGAAGTACGTGGCGTCGTCCATCAGAACGGGGCGCAGGCCGACAAAGTCGCCTGTTGGGCCCAATGTGCGGCTGATCTGGCTCGCAGGCCAAGTAAACACTTGATCCTGCGTGCAAAACACTGAGAGTCGCTCAGTGTTCCACGAATCGACCATTTGGTCGAACGCGGTCAGGGCGTCTTGTGACATGGCCGCAGATGGGGTTTCGCCTTCGGCGAGGATACCCAGCAGACGCAGGGCTCGATTGATCTGATCGCCAGCTGTGTATGTGGCCATGACGGCGCTCCTTACGCTGTTTTTTCAGCGGGTTTTCTACGGCTTTTGACTTCCAGCGCGTTTACGGGAGCCGCTTCTTCAACTACTTCAGAAGGCGTGTCCAGAGTATAGCGCACCCAGCCATTCTTCTCGTCTGCAACTGCTTCAGCTTCCATGTTTGCCACTTTGGCGCCATGCAGCTCATGTTTCATATAGATTACTGGCATTTATGTCCTTTGAAAATGGGCCCCGAAGGGCCCATTTAGATTAGGCCGACTTGTAGACGGACCAAGCTGCGTCGCCAGTTTTACGGAATGTAAACACTGCGCTAGATGTAACAGCCACTGCCACGAAAGCGTTGCCGCCATCAGTGATGCCAGTAGCAGTTGCCAAGGTCACGGTGCCAGAAGAGGTACCAGTGTTGACAACGCTCAGCTCAAAAGTGCTACCAACTTTAGCGCTGGTCACGATTGCGTCGATAGCAGCCGCGGTAGGCAAAGTGTAAGTAGCAGCAGAAGTGCTAGGGTTAGCCACCAACATACCACCAGTAACTTGAGCAGCTGTCAAGGTAGCAGTAGATGTAGCAGTTTGAGGAGCGGCTGCGTAGCCGATGACGAGTTCAGAAAGGTTGCCGTCACCAACTTGGTAACCGCCAGCGCCGTTAGGGAGTGCCATGATAAATTTCCTTAAAAAAGATGAAACGAAGAAAGGGGCCGAAGCCCCATTTCAGATTAGCCCCACAGACGAACGCCCATTTGTGGACGGATCGTGCTGTAGCCGTACAAGACGTCGATACGGCAAGGCATACGGTCGTTGTTGATGTCGTACTGACGAACAACGCGCAAGCTGATACCGTTGTGCACAGCGCGAGAAGCCATGTCCACACCTTGTGGCAACAGCAAGTCGGCAGTAGCGAAGGTGATCGCATCTTTGTGGTACACCAAGTTTTGAGCGTACTGAGTAGATGCAGCACCAACGAACACGACAGCTTTGCCAGAGGCAGGCAATGTATTTACGGTAGCCAAAGCGTTGGTTGCAGAGTAGATTGGGGCAACAGTGATGTTACCTTCGCCACTTGAACCCAAGGTCACGTCAGCAGTAGCGACGAACTGGAACAAAGAACCAGTAGATTCACGAGTTTGTGGGTTGACAGCATAGCAATCAGCCACAGTGAACACGTCACCGATTTTCACTGTACCAGCGTTGCCACCACCAGTGATAGCGATGGTGGTTGCACCTTCGCTAGTCACAGCAGCAGACAAAGTAGCGCCAGTAGCACCACGAGAGCCAGTTGTGAACTGCTTGATAGATTGAGACATGTTGATTTCGTCGAAACCCAACACGCCAGTGCCCATCATGCCGTTCTTGAATTGCTTGCTGATAGTGTCTGTTGGGTTGAACAGACCTTTCAAGCCTTCAACCAAGCCAGCGTTAGCAGCAGGGTTCACGGTAGCGTAACGT